AGCAACTCTATCGTTAGATGCAAATACTCCAGGTAATAATACTGATGGTGGAACTGTGATTAATTTATTTGTATTAACATCAATTGTCTTAACCCAAGGATAATAAACAGCTGCATAGTTAGAATCAACTTCACCAGCTTTAGTTACCGTTTCAGTTAAAGATGTATTAGCGTTACCAGCATCTGCGATAAAGAATGCATCTGCTCTTTGTTCAACCATATCTAAAATAGAAGTCCAAACTGAACTATGGTCTGCTTTGTTAATACCAGGTGCAACTACCATATTGATATCAAATTCATCACTATTAGATAATGCAGATATTGCTTTACCATATGCTACTGAACCTGATGATGTTGCATTTGTACAATCTAAACCTTGTGTATTTCCAGGAAGTATATCAGCACCCAATTTAATTGGAGTTATAGGTGCAATACCATCAAATCCTTCTTGGAATGCTACAACGAATTGTGCAGATGTTGAACCTACTGATAATGTACCACCATTTGCTGCATCTAATCCAAACACAGAGTTAGAACCTACTGTTGCAGAAACTGGAATTGGTTTTAAGTATATTTTGTTATCATTATTTAAATCTAAATCAATACCACCATTTTGTGTTGCAGATGCAGTCACAAATGTTACTACTGGAATTAAACTATTGTTTGCTCCAGCTACCACAGGTAATTTATAAGCTGCATGTCCGAATGGAACTGCTTGAACCGGTGCATTTACATTTAAGCTTGAAACTCTAACATATTTAGAATTGTTTACCCAATCACCTGTTTCAGTTATTTTACCTAATGCATCTATTGATAATCTTCTATCACCAATTACTCTACTAATAAAGTTTGGAGAATTAGGGTCTAAGTTTACATTAGAATAAGTTTCTAATACAACTTTCTTCTTTTCAGTATCATTGAAATCTCTTACTACAACAGTAAATGTACCATAGTCTGTTCCGTTTACTGAACCAGCTGCTTTAACATTTGAAATACCTATTTTTACTTTTGTATTTGCAGAATTACCAACACCCAATGTTTCAAATTGGAAAAGGTCGTATCTTTCACCACTAATTTCTTGTGATTTAATCATTGGTGTTAATGCTTCTTGTGCATCAAATGTAAAATCTTGTTCATCTAACACTACAACACTTGCAGTAGCGATTGATTCTGTTACAGCTGTATTTTTAAATACACCATAAGCATATCCTGATTTTGAACCAAATGGAGATGTTCCATAAGTAGATTCAATATCTGTTAATTCAACTACACCACCTGAAATGTCTGATATAATTGTTGAACCACTTAATCCTGTCAATGAAGAACCTGTTGGGAATAATATTGCAAGTGAAGATGTTACACCACCATGTGCACCTATTACCATCAAAGGTTTTCCTGCTGTATATCCACCTACACCAGCTACTCTACAAATAGTTGCAGTTCCTGCTTCTCTTAAATAGTTTTGTACTGCCAATGGAGTATAATATGTTCCATCAGCTGCTCCAAATAATTGAGTAAACTCAGCTTGTGAATTTACGATTGTTGGAACTACTGGTCCTTCTTTAAAAGGGCCAATGAATGCTGCACCTATATCTGCTACACCTTGTTGTAAAAATGAAAGGTCGTTTTCTCTTGTGAATACGCCCGGTGATACTAATTTTTCTGCCATTTTATATGCTTTAAATTTATTTTATTAATTCTCAATATAAATATAATATTTTATCCCAAAACAACAATTATTTATTTGTATGTTGGTGAGAAATAATCATATACTCTTGCTACTGATGTAGCGTTTTGTAATGTGTTATAGAACAATACTGGTCCTATTTGACCATTCCAAAATGTTGTTCTTGCACTATTACTACCAATTGTCAAATAGTTAGTTGATGATGGTGCAGTAAATGCAGACGATGTATAAGTTCCTATTGATGTTTTATCAACATAAACTGTACAAGTTCCACTTGGTTGGAATGCTACTGAAATCATATACCATACATTTGATGATAATGATGTTGTAAATTGTCCACTATTTCCCAATGAACTAGCTCTAAATTGAATTCTATTTAATGCAGAGTTATCGGTAGATTCAACTGCTAAACCATAAAATCCTGCGTAGTCAAAAATATGTCTTGTAGATGTTCCCAAAGTTGTTGTTGGTCTTATCCATAAATGAATAGTACCAGTATTTGTATTTAATTGTGTAATTCCACCATTAATATTTGACGCAGTATCTTTATAAAATAAATCACCACCATCAAAAGAATAATATCTTTCTTTTCTACTTGCACCATTATTATATGCCGGATTGGAATTAGCTCTTGATAATGGTCCCTGTGCACCAGGTCTAACACCCAATCCATATCCTGATAAATCTAATACATCTACAGTTGGTGTACCAGTTGCAGGTAATGTTCCCGCTGCAAAAGATGCAGTTTTTGATGGGTCTAAATACATTCTTAATCCAGAAGCAGGAATTGATGGTTGTGTACTTGTACCACCTCCTTTATTGTGTGATATAGCTCCGTTTGATAAATACACATCGGAGTTTTCAACATTTAGTGTTACAATTTCTACATCTTCGGTTACTTTAGATATATCGTATACCAATACCTGACTAACACCATCTTCTTCATCAAACAATACTATTGAATCTCCAGGTAATATTTCCTCTACTTCTTTAAATGTATATTTTTGAATTTCATATGAGAATACCCATAGAGGGTGTGTACCAGTTGATTTTATCAATCCATTATTTATATTATAGTATCCACTTGCAAAGTTAAATGTAATATCTCTAACAGTAACTTCTGCATAAGAACCTTCATTAGTTTCTTTTTGGAAAAATCTCCATTCAGTTTCAGATGTATCTGTTCCATCTAATGACTCATCTGGTAAACCAGCCGGAATCCATGATTTAATTACATCACCTACTAACAAATCTTCAACATTTACAACCGTACCATCTGCCTTTGTAATCGGTGTATCAAATAATAAACAAAAGTCAGGTTGGTTAATAGTGTTATATACATCTACCGCATATAAAGTTTTTGTAGTTGTAGTATTATAATTTGTTGCTGCGGTATTAAATCCGTCTGCATATGCCAATGTCAAATCTGCAGATGCTTCTGCATATGATGTAGGGTTTGCAATTGCAGATGCAGTTACCGCGATTCTTGTTGGACCTGTATTATAATCTCTTCCACCTACTGTAAAATTCGCATTATTAAACGATGCAGTATAATTATTAACTTGTGTTTGTACTTTATTGTAAAAAGACGAACCAGTCAAACTAAATTGAAAAGATGCTTGTTCACCGGTACCTTCTACAATATATGTAAAAGGAGGTGTGTTTATTGTTATAGCATCTGTTGCAAATCCTTGCATTGATATATTAGTTCCTCCACCATTTAATTGACCCATTGATACGGCCTGTGAAGTTCTAACCGAACCACTTACGGCTCTATGTAAATTTCCTAATGATAAGTTTGTTCTTGGCATAATATAAAGTGTTATTCTCCGTTATAAATATCTAAAAGTTTTTGTTTCCAACTTTCTTTGTCTGAAAAATTATTAATCATCCAGTTTTTTAATTTATTAAATTCATTTTTTCGTGTTTCGTATGAATCATTACACATTATTTCGTATATTTTTTCAAATGATTCTTTGTTAAATGCTTTATATTTGTAATCCAATCCTCCGTACCAATTTGTATGTATTATTGGTAATTTTCCCCAATCAACGGCTTCAAATATTCCATATCCAAATGGTTCATATTCAAAACAAGAATGAGATACCCCCCAATTCATATCGTAAAATTTATTTTTATTTTTATAATTAAATCTGTAAATTTTACTTTTTAAAAATGTATATCCAAATTTTTTTCTGTAATATTTTTCAAACATTTCGGAATTAGTAAATATTACACTTTCTAAATCATTTAAATATTCTAAATTTTTTCTACCTTCTACTCTAGCTGCAAAACCTATTTTTGTAGATTCTGATAATTCATTATTTGTTTTGAATTTATAAACATTTGGAATTTTATATAAATTTTCAGTTTTGTATGGAAAATCATATAGTCCAACCCATATTTTGTTTTTTATTTTATCAATCATTTGTGATTCATATTCCCAATCACCATACCAATGTAAATATTTTTCTTTATTTGATTGAGATATTAACGAAACTTTTGTTAAATTATGAAATATTATAGAATCAATTTTTTCTAAATTATTATAAACCGCTTTAGTAGGGGTGTAATACCCATGTAGTATGTG